GGCTTCATATTGATATTTCTATCGACAGTGCTGCAAGAGAGTTTGAAGTGTTTAAACGTGTGCCTGGTAATATACATGCACAGCCGAATCAGAATAAGATTGTTCTGTATTTTCAGCAGGATGAATTTTATAAAACAGAAAAAACAATGTTTTCTGAAAATCGGGAGTTGAGAAACAAGCTGATAAAGAACCGAGAGAAATATCTTTTCAAACCTGCGGAGGAATTATCTGATTTTGAAATACTGCGGGGATTTAAGATATCCGGAATACATCAGTCATATTCTCAATTCTCACCATTGTGGACAAAATGGTTTGCAGAAAAATACGGTTTAACGTATGTTGCAGATCCTTTTGGCGGATGGGGGCACCATATGATAGGGTTTGCGGCTGCAGGCTGTAATTATATCTATAATGATTTGAGCCATGAAACTGTAGAAGGTGTAAGAAGAATAAATGATTTTTTGGGGACAAATTATGAAATCCTTGAAGGCGACGCTAAAGATTTCGTCATTCCTTCATTGTGTGATGCAGTATTCATGTGCCCGCCGTACTTTAATCTTGAAGTATATGAGTGCGGAGCATTTAGCTCAAGGGCGGAGTATGACGACTTGATGGTTTCCGTTCTGAAAAACTCAATGACCAGTGATGCAAAAGTTGTCGGTGTAATCATACGTGAAGATTTTGAGTATCTTATAAACAGTACATTCAAGACGTATGAAAAATATGAAGTCAATACATCAAAATCCCATTTCAGCAAAGCGGGGAAATTGAAAGAGTATTTCTATATTTGGCATAATCCAATTAAATAAATATAAAAATATTTGTTTTATAAAAATGAAAGAAGTTAAAAGGGATAGACAGATTCTCCAGTCTCTTGTTGAATCATATGGAAAGAAAGATATCCTTAATTTTATCAATAGCATCAATGAACAGGAAACTGTATCTCTGAAAGCAAAATACAGAAACCCTTCATTGAGGGCGATTAATGAAGCCGCATCTGCGACGTCTGTTATTGCAGACGCCCTTGTATCAGTTGCAAAACGTCATGACAATAAACTTGATATAAGTAAATCTGGATTTCCGACAACTTTTAATGAACTTTGCCGTGAAGTAAAAAACAACATGCGCAATGCACCAGAGGTTGTGCTTAAATCACTTGACGGAAGGTTAAGATCAATCGTTTCAATATCAGCATTTAACGAATTTGTTCGCACACCTGAAGTAAATGATATACTTGCAGCTGCGGGTGTTGGGATTGATAAGATGAACAATGAATTCCGTGACGCTGAACGACAGAGAAGACGTGAAGAGCGCGGTGCTGTAGCTCAGCGTATTTTTGAAGAGAACTTCAATATTATTGATCTTAGTGAAAATTATACATGGAAAGATATTCCTGGGGAAACCGGTATAATAGCTACTATTGCAAATGACCTGGTTGAAAAATTCCCGCTACTTGCTGAACCTGATTATGAGGATTTACTTTATGATTCTTTAATATGGGTTGTCAGGACAAATTATGAAGAAGACCCGGTTTTTGTGATTGTGGCGAATGACGATTATGTTGAATCTTGCATTAACGGTGATATTGTACCCGCGACAATTTCAAAGAATATTGTAGACGTTAAATGTATATATGCAAACAGCGTGCATAAGAGCGTTGACGGTGAACCTGCATACTTTGCTGCAAGGCCTTGTACATACGGGCATTTTATAAAATTCCCTAAGCCTAACAACGAGGAAAACATCAATGCAGAGTGTGACACAGATGAAGAGATGTAATTGAACAATATTGTACATAAATAAAATATTTTTGAACCGTATGTGAATAACATGCGGTTTTATTTATATAATTTATAAAAATAGTCATTGGTTTTTATGGAAAGGTTACTTGGTATAAAATATGATATTGATGATTTTTCTATCGCTCCAGATAAACCGTATTGTGAACGTATTCCGGCAGATACGATATTATTAAGATATCATCAAACCGATGATTCTGTAACTGAGGGGAAACTTCCGTTATTCAATATATCAGATACGGTAAATTCGAATAATACTGATATTTGCACAATTATTTCTGCACACGCTGAATTAGATGTAAGAAAAACACTGTGGACAAAGGTATTTTGCGCATTCAAATTGCAGGAATTGAAAACCATTTACGAATGCGGCGAACTTGACAACACAATTAGCAAAATCAGTAAAAATTATCATAAATTGATACATGTGTATGTTGATATCTATGAATACGATACTGAGACTATTGAATTGTTAAAAGAGATTAAAGATAAGTACGGAAACAATATTGTAATTATGATAGGCCCGGTAAAATCCCCTAAGGTTTTTACCGAATGGCTGACTACAGATTGTGCAGATTACATAATTTTGTCATCTCGGGCAGATAATATAATAAATTATCCCGCTGGTTCATTAATATATGAATGTGATAAATTACGTAAAGAATATAACAGTAAAGTAAAGATTATTGCAGACTGCGGGTCAAGCAATTCATATTGGTATGTAATTAAGGCATTGGCACTTGGTGCTGATTTTTATATGATGCGCGGGTTTGCACAGGCAATGCAGATTACGATAGATTCATGGATTTCTGATTTTCAAAGTATATTTAAGTCTGCACTTTCATCAACCGGATGTGGTGACATTAGGGAATTTATCGGCGAGCCTGAATTAATATGCAGGCCGCACAAATGTTAAAAATAAAAGGTCTTGAAAAAATAATATCCGATGAAATTTTATACATCATATTATGGTAAATATAAGGATATCCCGAAAGATTACATGTGTATCGGGATATCTCAGTGTTGTCCATTCAAAGACTGGAATATTGACAATGCATTCCCTAATTTTGTTTTTTATAAAAACAATGCACTTGCACCGTCAGAAGATTTGCTGAACGGATATAAAGACAGTAAGTATTCAGAACAAGATTATAAACGGATATATGCGACACAGATATTCAACTGGTTCAAGAGTATTGATATGACAGTGAATGAATGGGCAGAAGAGCTTGCTGATATATTTAGTGGGTATAAAGCAATTGTGTTTTTGTGTTATGAAACCCCTGATAAATTCTGTCACCGTCACATATTGAGAAAATTCATGAACCTGCAGGGGATAGAATGCGCAGAATACTGTGAAGATGAAAGAAATGTTTATGGGTATAATGCAAAAAATACCGGTGATTCTGTCGAACTATTTTAATATTAGTTTTTAAACAGATATAATTTAAAATAAATTAAAAAATAAAAGATAAATGCCGAAGTTTTATAATATAGATCCTGAAACCTGTTCAAAAGAAGATCTCGTTAACGCAATTAACGAATGCAAGTTGAAAGAGGAATATTACCATACAATGGAACAATCATGTAAGGTATTCATTAACTCACAATATGGCGCACTTGCAAACTCATTTTATAATTGTTCCAATGTGAATATCGCAGAATCGATTACATTGCAGGGCCAGGATTTAATTAAATATTCTGTATGTGTAGTAAACAAGTATTTCAATGAGATATGGAATACTGACACTGCTGCGCATGAGAATATCGCAGCATATATGAAGGAGAAGTTTCCAGAGTTTGATGTCAACCAATTTCTCGTTAATGCAAAAAATAAAGTGTTAATAAATAACGCGTTACATACATTACAGATATACGGGGACACTGATTCCGCATATATTACACTCCAACCTCTCATTGAATCATGTCAAATCCCTCTTGAGATGGAGACCCGTTTTGTCATAGCAGTAAATAAATTCGTGCTTGATGGATATCTTGATGACATGTTTACCAAATACGCACATAATTTTAATTGCAAAGAAAACCTTGAAAAATTCGAGCTTGAGAAGGTTGCGAGATCTGTCATTATGCTTGCAAAAAAGAAATATATCATGGATATTTCCTGGAAGGAAGGTGGTAAAGACGGCGTATATCTCAATCCGTTGCATTCTACAGTAATCAAAGGTATTGAAGTCATACAGGGTGCAACACCAGGATTCTGTCGTAAAGCGATGATGGAATTTATATATTTTGTACTTGAGAAAGTTGATGCTAATGAAAAAATCTCATATGATGCGATTATCAAGAAACTTAAAGATATCAAGCAGCGGTTCATGATACAGTCGCCAAATGAAATCTGTAAGAGTTTCAAGTTGTCAGATTATGAGAAATATATAAAAGATGATAAGAAATCACTTGAACTGTTCGCTGGTGTTACTTGTCCGATACATGTGAGAGGTGCAGCAATTTATAACAATATGCTATATAATTCCGCGAAGAAATACAAGACAAAATATAATTTCATAAAGAAAGGTGACAAGGTGAAATTTTATTATGTCGATGGTTCTAACGGTGCAGATGTATTCTCATTTATTCCGAATGAGTTTCCTATGGAATTCGCACCGAAGATGGATTATGATATGCAGTTCAACAAGATGATTCTTGACCCACTCAACCGAATTATACAAGCTGTAGGATTTCAGCCTGTACCGGTTACATTAACATATAGTCCAAGCTTATGGTAGACGTAATAATTATTCCAGATGTGCATGGCCGCAATTTTTGGAAAGACGCAGTTGCACAATATAAAGATACAGATACTCTAATAATTTTTTTGGGGGATTATATGGATCCATATCCTGGTGAAAAGATACGTTTTGACCAGGCGTATGAAAATTTCAAGGATATTATCGAGTTTAAGAAAAATGATCCGGAGCATGTTGTACTTCTGATTGGAAACCATGATCTCCATTATATAACAAAATCAGATAAATGCAGAAGTTCCAGATATGATTATCTGCATAATTTTGAAATCTGTGAGCTATTCAAACAGAATCTCGGGTTATTTAAATTGATGCATGTGTTGGATACTGCATCTGGTAAAAAATATGTGTTCTCACACGCGGGCATAACAAGGAACTGGCTGGATAAGTATTCTAAAAATCTCGATATTGACCGTGGAAATGACATATCTGAATTATATATTGCTAAGTTTTCAGATGTCATCAGTTCACTTAAAATAAATGAGCTGTTCGCAGATGATGAAACAAGGGAGGATGTCATTACTGCACTTTCTGCAATATCGTATAGACGTGGCGGATATGATGAATTCGGGTCTATGGTATGGGAAGACGTACTTGCATTCATGATGCAGAAAACCGTAGAAGACGTTATACAGATATTCGGACACACCCAATTGAAAGACGATCCAATAAACTGGAATGACTTATGGTATGATCTTGATGTGCGTCGTGGATTTATGATTAAAGATTGCGAAGTATGCGAGCTTGATGGAAGTGTTGTTCCTGTGACAATTCTGCCTGAGTCTGCCTGAAATTTTTTGATAAATACTAAAAATTGTTCTGTCAATGCGTTGTAAACGTGGTAAATGTCCCGGATGTCCTCCTAAAAGGAAACATTTGTAATTTATAATTTGTTTGTATAAACGCATCGATAAATAGTTAAAATAAAAGGATTGAATACAATATGAAAAGAACAACCAGATATGTACCGAAAGGGGTCAATGAATCTGTTGGTGGATCACGCGGTACATTTAGAGTACCACTACCTCGTAAAAGATTGTGCAACTCAGTCAACGAGTCAATTGGCATGTTGAATACACATAAAACTGGATCTCCACTCTTCGAGGCGGTTAAATCAGATACTATAGTTACTGTAGAAAATATAGATTCAGTAATCCGCAAAATAAAGAAACTTACCGGATGTAAGGTTTGCCTTAAAGGTGATAATCTTGTATGCTGTGAAAGCGAGAAAGTTATCGTAAGGCGTGTGCTTAACGGAAAGCGCACAGTTGACGCAGTTGTCGAGCTTGTTAAGGCATATCTTGAAAAAGTCGGCGCAACTGAGTGCAGGAAAGAAATAAAGGAATCCGTCGCAGAGAGATTTGCAGCATACCGTCATTTGTATGAAAGTGAGGAAGAAGACGACGAGGCCCCAGCGGCAGAAGATGAAGAAGCACCTGCAGAAAAACCTGAGGCCGCTGAAGAACCCGAAGCTGAAGCGGAGGAGCAGAAAGATAAAGAAGAGGACGAGGACGTGCCGATGACTGCGGTTGTACTTACAGTAAAGAAAGATGACGGTGCGAAACTTAAGGATGAGCTTATCGAGGCGGGTATACCAGAAGATGACGTTGACGTTATTGAAGGAGAGGAAGATGATGAAGACGATAAAGTAAAGGTTGACGCGAATTCAATATTTGAACTTAAGGATTTCCTTAAGGAAAAGAAAGATATCGATCTTGAGGAAAAGCTCGGCGGAGAGATAATTGATGATGAAGCTGAACCGGAAGAGAAAGACGGAGAAGACAGTGAGGAAGAGAAGAAAGAAGATGACGCTCTTGATTTCGGTGATGCAGATTTTGATGCATTGTTCGGTGCAGATGATGATTCTGCGGATGCGGAATAAAGTTCTTAAAATTTGTTCGCAAAATATTTAATTAAACAGCCAGAGGATTGTCCTCTGGCTTTTATTTTATGGTTTTCATAAAAACCGCATATTAGGAAAGATAAATACATAAAATAAACAAAAAGATAAGCTATGTCTGAAGTAACATTAAACTTACAGAGTTACAAGGCGTCAGGCGTATATTTCGAAGAGATAGACAATTCAATCTCTACGGGGACTACGAATACTGCCCTCCGTTTGGCGGTCGGCTATAATGAGAAGGGGCCTTTTAACCGTCCGATATATCTTTCAAACACGGCAGACTGTGATGAGATACTAGGCAGTGTTGACCGTAGTCTTGAAAGGAAGGGATGCTTCACTAACCGCAATGTGCGTTCCATGGTAAAGACTGCTCCGGTATATGTGCTTAATTTGTTGAATCCGGCTGACGGCTTGACCGATTATTGCGCTGTGTCATTTGATTCATCTTGTGAAAACACAGATTCGAGTACAGTATTCAAAAAATTATTTGATAGGAGCAGGTTTTGGATTGCTGACGCAGATAAGATGATGGAAGAAATCTCTGCAAATGTGAATGGCAGTACTCAAAAATACGGCCTTTATGGTGTCGGCAACTGTGGCACGAGTGACATCTCACTTATAATCCGTAAGGCTGAGGGTCTTACCGGATATAACGTGACATTCCTTGAGTGGTACGGCAACAAAGAGAATATTCCGTATAAGTGGATTAATCCATCAGATTACGTATCTGATTATTTCGTGCAGGTGATTGCAGTATCTGGGGATTACAGTGATTCCGCAACATTTGCGGCAGATCCTACATGGAAGAGCTACTTTGATGAAACCGGTATCAAAAAGGACAAGATCAATAAGTTCCTGCGTCTTGACAACGTGACGGTACTTGGTAACTGGATTGGTTGTCTCATACCAGAATTCTATGACAAGCAGGGAAAATGTAAATCGATTGATTATCTGATTAACCGGACATGTAATAAGACAGGATTGCTTTTTGGTATCGATACTGATGCACTCGATGAACTTAAGTTGAAACTTGTCGATTCATCTAATACTATGCGTGATGCGTCCGCCGCATATTTTTATACTGGAGATTATGATAGTTCCAAGAGTTTTGGCGTTGATACCATAACAATGAGTATACTTGCGCAAAACGACTCTGATAACAAGGATGATGCTAGCATTAATTTCATGTCATATTCTGGTATTGATGTTTCTACTAATATTAGGTGTATAGATGCATCAATGGACAGTTCTGCCGGAGCAAATGTATTTACTATTACATCTAAAAGTACAAATGTAGATTCATCTGGTAATACTGGTAGCGGGGATGCATTTATACCAAATATTGGAGATTATGTTCGTGCAGCAGATGGTACATTAACACGTATTGTTAAAAAACGTGTAGAAGACACAAGTGTTTTTGATGATTCTTCAAATGGTACGACAGAAGGTACTACACCAGATGCATCTAAAAATACGAATACCGATTCTTCTGAAAGTACAGAAGAAAATACATCTGAAGATACGATTGCTAGTTCTTCTAAAGACTCAGTAGGTTCTCCAGCAAAAAAATATACGTATACCACAGTTGCACCAGTTATGTTTATCAACCACAGTGCATACGGTGCATATGCGATGACAGATGATATGCACATGGATAATACTTCAGAAACTCAGCCGGAAAACGACGGTTGGCAAGATTTTATGGTGTACGGTTCAGATAATGTATCTGGTGATACCACCTATCACGTTGAAGTCCACAAAAACATCATAAATGTCTATACAAATCTCAAATTCATACATCTTAAGGGACTTAAAATAGACAATAAACTCCGTCCGGGATATGATGCATCTGGTAAGATTGACAAAGAAGCCGGACTTAAGAAGATTTATAGCATGCTTGAGGATGAAGGAATTAAGCGTGGTCTGCTCAATAATGAAATGATAGATTTCAGATATATCGTTGACACGCTTACTGGCGGTCTCGGTGAAGAATGCGGCGGTAAGGTTTACCTCGCGAAGCTTGCAAAAGAAAAGGGACATTGTACCGCGCTCATTAGCGCGCCGTCAATTACGGATTTTGCAAACTGTGATGCTCCGTTATTCCACGATGAAAATTCTGCAAGTGCGGTATTTGATGCGGTATTTGATGCAAAATATATTGCGGATGGTGGTAATCAGGACGCTGCGTATAAAACACCGTTTGAAGACTTCTCTCTTCCAACTGAGGATAATGGCGCAAAATTTGCTGCGGTATTCTCACCATATCTTAAGTATACTGAAGGAACAAGGACATTCTTAGTTCCGCCTGCCGCAGACATCTGCGACACATTCATGCAGAAATACCTCGGTGGTGATCCATACAAGACGGTTGCGAACCTCAACGGTATAGTTACGAGTGAATTCCTGTCAGGCCTCGAATATGACTTCGACAAGACAGACCGCGGATACCTCGAGCCGTTTGGTATCAACCCGCTCGTTTCAAGAGGCGGCACTGTTACGATTTACGGTGACAGGACATGTTATCAGACTGTAAATTCTGACTTTAACTATCTGCATGTCAGGGAGCTTCTCAACAGTATCGAACTGAAGTGCACAGATATCCTCAAGGATTACATCTATACATATAACAACGCTGCAACACGCGCTGAGATATACAATAGGATTGATCCGATACTCAAGGCAATGAAGGATTCCGGCGCACTCGCAAAGTACACGATACAGGTTGACGAGAACAACAATACTAAGGAAATCATAGACGAGAAGTTCTGTATTGTTGACATCGGCGTATGGGTTACTCCTAATATGGAGAAGATAGTCACAAGGATCACTGTAAACAGGGGTTCCGAAGCTTAATGAAAAATAAAGTGATAAGATAAAATGGCAGAAATGAATAATATAAATCCAGTAACGTCACAGGGGTTGTATGGCCTCCCGCATTTCAGGACATCCCGCGTGTCCACATCGATGTGGGAACCAGTATACATGAACCTGTTTACTGTAGATATCGTTCTTCCGGACGCTGTCACTGCAGCGATTGACGCAAGTGACAAAGATCTTCTTCTTGAAGGTATACAAAAAGTTGAAGGTCTTGACACGAATGTTGTTCCTGGCGCAGGTACAACCCAGAACTATAAGTTCGCACAGCGCAGGTTCGCGAACGCCGGCCCGGAGAAGACAACTCTCGACATCAAATTTGATATTGAAATAAACGTGCGTGGTTCAGTTGACGGCCAGCCGGACATGTATACTCTTAAGGTTCTCCGTAAGTGGAATGACCTCATTTGGGATCCGCTCACTGGTAGGATGGGGCTTAAAGCTACATATGTCGCACCGTATGTGCTTGTCACGATGCATGACAAGGCATATCAGCCGTTCTGGCAGTGGAAGCTTTACCATGTATGGCCGACGACAAATCTTCCAGCACCGAACCTTGATTACCAGGGAAAGAGCGCTATATACAAGATTACAAACTATACGCTCGCTTGCGATTACTGGGACGAGTATATGCTTTAATGTTGTAATAGAATATTTAAAAAGGACTCCAGATTTCTGGAGTCCTTTTATTTTTAATATAATAACGCTATCAGATTTCATTTCTAAGACACTCATATATAAACTATGATAGATTTCTCATATTATATATAGAAATACGAAGGAGGCATGCAGAAATGATTTCTAGACAGGGTTTCAAATTTAATTGGAGAACGAACCGTCAAGATCTATTTCATATCTATGTCTTGCACTGTCACCAGAACCATATGTATATTCCTGGAGTGTGCCACCGTCTACTGCAGATATTATAGCCCTTGTTATATCACTAGTCGTCACGCCGCCCGTGTGGTCAATCGTGAATTTGAGTTTTTCAGAAATTTTGTCGACAACATTATTTATATTTGATGTATCTGCCTTATTCAGAGATTCAAATATTTCTTTAACTTCATTAAGGTCGCTCTTGGCATTTGCAAGTTTCTGCTTAAGGGTATCAAATGCATCTCCGAGTTTCTTTATAGAATCAACCCGTTTCGTCGTGCCATCTGCAAGTACTTTATCAAAATCTTTAAATGACTTACTTACTCCGTCGACAGATACGCTGAGTTTCTTGACCGAATTAGTCTCGGCACTGCCTACAAACTTGTCGAAATTCGTGAATAAACTATTAATGCTGTTTGATGTATTTGTAAGCGCTTCCGCGGCATCATTATTAGATATACTGATATTGTTTACAAGGGTATTGACGAACTTCGTCACCGCACCGCTTATTTTCAATGCAACATCTGTGACATCTATTTCACGGGATTCACCATTGGTGCCATACACCAAAAGTGTATCATCACTTCCCGCACCGTATTTCGAAAGTATATTTGTGAATGAGATGACAGGTGTTATGACATTTGCAAAAACCCCGATGGCTCCTTCCATCTGGTTTACCGTTTCAAACTCATCTTTGCCAAACCATCCGCCGTCTTTAGTTTTAACTGTTTTTGGTTTATACAGTTTAGCCCATATGTCACTACTGTTAAAGAGTGTATTTGCAAATTTAGATACAGCCCTGGCAATTGCATTTGCGACATCCGTGACATTAACGGTACGTCTTGATGTGACCACACCGTTTTCACCATATATCGGAACAACTATGGTGTTTTCATCACCAGATTCAAACTGGGTAAGAGTATTTGCAAATTCGGAAACCGGAGATATAACAGTTGCGAGTATACCCATTGCTTTCTCCGCATATATGATATGCTCACCGTTTAGGTTTATCCCGCCCCGAGTAATTCTTTTCCATGTATCCTGATTTTCTTCACTGAATAATGTGCTTGCAAACGTAGATATAGAAGCTGCGATTATATCGGAAACCTTCTTGACATCAACGGCCGGAGTATCGACAAGTGTGCCGTCCTGATTGAAACGTATTTCCTTAATCTTGCCTTTGCCTGCATCTTGGAATGACAGCATTGTCTTTGCAAAAAGAGAAACCGGTTCTATCATTCCGCCAATGATTTTCACACCGATCCCAGCTTTAAATATCTTACCAAGTGATATCGATTTGAACGTTTCAAGCAGCGTTGTTGTGAATGTTTTGAATGCATCTGATATCGATGTGCTTGCTGCCTTTATATCGACAAATTCTCCATATATGAATTGTCCGTCATCTGTGACAGTGACACCGCGCACAGTACCGTTTGGCCCGGAAATCATTGCAACCTTAGACATGCTTGTCGCAACTGCGGCAATAACTTTATTTACGGTTATCAGTTGTTTTGCATTTGCTGAAATCTTGGCGACATCCATAATAAACTTAAGGCCCAGCATATTACCAAGCCCACTAACCATAGCACTGAATGCATCAGTAAGTTCATTGAATTTATATTTGCCGTCTTCCCCTTTCGAGTTTTTTATAACTTCGGCAGCTCCTACTGCTTTAACCAATGTTGCAGAAGTTCCAAGCACCAGTAAATCAATTGATCCTAATGCAGCAAGACCGGCAGCAAATAACGCAGCCTGCGGCCCGAATACAAGCGCGCCTGCAGCAAATGCAATGCCCCCAAATGCAGTAATCATTAACGCCGCAATGCCAAGCGTTTCAAGTACATTTACCGCTCCAGCGTCATTTACAGATTTTGCAACATCTGCAGTTTTCTTTACAACAAGTATTGTAGCCAACGCAATTAAATCGACAGAACCCAGAGATAATAATGCTTTACCTGCATTTACTGGTGAAATTTTTGACGCCGCTCTAATTATACCAGTATAGCCATAAAGTATTCCGGAGACGAGCACAAATCCTTCTGCAACCATCCATTCTCCGGCGAATTTTGAATCTGCAGTAGATTCACCACGCACAGCCTTTCCAAGCAGCATCGTCAAATATGTTACACCCATTGCACCTATAGCAATAAGTGCAATTGCACCAAAATCTTTTATAACCGCCGGCTGTTTTTTTGCAATTGCTGCTGCGGCGGTTACTATTGCGCTGTATCCAAAAATTATACCTGATACCGCAGCAAATCCAGCAAGGATGTCATCGTATGACGCCTTTGCGAATTCACCCATAAACATTGTCCCGACAGTCAACGCTATGCCGGCAATCGCAACAAGCGCAACAGTTGACATATTTTTTATTCCATCAGGTACGAGATTCGCAACAACACCGCATAACGCAATTAATGCGGTATAACCAAGCAGAGTTACAGCAATACCGGTAAACCCGTCTTTAACTACAGGCATCGCTTCTTTATATACAAACCCAAGTAACAATGTAGATACGCATAACAACTGCATCTTAAAGATAAATCCAGTTATTTTGGATATATCTTTCATTGAATTTTCCCCGACAAATTTAGAAACTGCAGCAACACCGACCGCTATGCCTGTTAATGCGGTCAGCGTTCCTAATATTATTGCAGTAGATTTGGCAATCTCTTCACCGCCGATGAATTTTATTGCAACTGCAAGGCCAATGACACTTATCATTATTTTATTTACAGAACTGATAAGCGTGCTGATAAGGACGGTTGACGCATTTGCTGCTTCTACCCCCGGTTTAATTTTTTCGCCGTCGAGCTTTTCAAAAAGACGTAATCCGTCTACAATATAACCCATTGCAGATGTAAAATCCTTGCCAAACGCATTACCGCCGGCAGCTTCTAATTGTTTTGAAAGTTTTCTGAAATTTACGGCGGATAGAGTAACTATAGATTCTGATATTATCTTTGCGGCATCCGCACTTTTTTGATCTAGTTTAATATTATTAAATAGCGCAACAGTTTTTACAAAATCTGTAAATACTGATTTAAAATTGTTCATTACGGATTTCCGTAATACCGCTATCGATAAAACTTGCTTTGGAAAAGATGCGAGCATACCGGTAAGCTCTGACGGAGATACTCCTGATATTTTTATATCAGTCGTACCCTGAGATACTGTTGCAGTACCGCTATTTAATGTATTTGTCAACGTCTTTTGTTGTTCTTGTGGGGCTTGTTGCATTGTATTCATCTGGACAAGTTTATCCAGATTCATGCTTATTCTGCCCAGCAATGATACTACATTGGTATCGCCCATAAAATATAATTTCCCATTTAATTATTTATCGGATATGTTGATTAAACCACAATTAATATATTTTATATAATTTGTATGAATACAATACGTGAGAATTTTATACTTACATGCAATACCATATTATACTCGGATGACCTGCTTGAAATAAAATCCGCGTATAAACGGTTATTTCATGATTACCGTAATTTACTTGGAGATAATTCGTCACAAACTGGTGCAAATACATCGTGTTTTCTTGACGTGTTAAACATTATGTTTACAGAAGATGGTAAAAATAAGTTAAATGTATATACACAAGATGCATATACATATTTGCAACAGTTTATTACAATTATATGTGCATTGAATAAAAAAATAGTAAATGATAAAGCACCGAATAGATTAACAAATTATGATGTAACAACAGTAAATCATAACAAATTAATAGTTAATACATTACAAGGATATTTATTATATTGCATTGCGATGAATTATTGTGATATTACAGATAAAAATATAATAAACGCAATAAAATCCGGGTTTCACAAAAATAGATAACTATGATAGTTTACAATGCAATAAAAAATATATAAAATTAAAATATGGAAAAAACTTTACGTATAATGGAAATGACCTGGCGGGGCAGGTATGTAATGATTCAGGATGGAGACCCTGAAATTACTACAGGTCTTGGACATAATATACGTGGTATACTTGAATCATTATCTTGGCATATACCAGATGATTACTATTCAGCAAACAGGGATGTGCCGTTTATACAGGCAATCGTTATACCATTTAATGAATCAGAAATCAGTGAAACTTATGCAGATGATATTGCTGCCGGAAATGTTATTTTGAGTGATGATAATCGGTTTGTAGCAGATTTTGATCCGTTGACGCTCAGTTTTACAAAATTAGATAAAAATCTCGATAGGATATGATGTATATTTATATAGAAATAGGTGTGGTTTTTGGTTTGATATTTGCGCTTGTATTTTTATTGGCATGTGCCAAAGACACACATTTGTCTATTAAAATACTTGGCCCGGTATTTTGTATATTTGCCGGTGTTTTATGGCTACCTATTATATTTGCTGCACTTATATATTTGGTTTATAAATACATAAGAGAAGTTAGATAGTTAGATTTTCATAAATAAGATTAATATGATGATTTTTAAATTTGATAAAAACACAATTATATCACAGCTGATACAATTTGGATATGATTTGTTGTTTTCGTGTGCATGTTCATCTATTGCCGTAGCAGTTATAACGATTTTAGTTGATACGCAAGTTTCATGGAAACCTTTGTGGCTTGCAATAACAGCTGCAATAATGTTAATTACATATTTGTACAGATGTATTATGCATACAATATATCCACAAGCGGAAATCGACGAAGGTTATGCGGAAGAACCGATATATGCATATCATAACTATACTAATGAATACGCTGCGGTAGAAAAAATTATCTATACCGATCCCAATCATAAAACTGCGGTATCAAAATTTTCATTTGTCGATAAATCCGGAAAGTTCATTACAGAGAAATGGTATGATTCAGTATCATCATTTTTTGATAATGGTGTTGCGATTGTATATAACGGTGAACTCCAAAAATATAATATAATAGATGGGCGTGGTATAGAACTGATGGCAGATTGGGTGGACAATATTGAATCATTTGAAAACAATGTCGCAAAGGTATATAGGAAGGCATACAGAGTTATACGAAGTTCAGATATCGATGAAGCACAGCCTATAGATATGTATGTTGAATACACGGAAATTAATTATGTAACCCCGAGCGGTATATTACTTTGGGATAACTGGAAAGACGCAATTTAATTATGATAGATTACATTGGTGATAGGCTTGTAGAATTTCGCACGGCAAAAATTTTAGAAGATGCTGGATATAATGATGAATGTATTTACGTATGTTCATACTCGGATGACGGAAATTACTCAGAACCATATAAATATGGCGGGGTAAAAACCCATGGGGTAAAACTTAAGAAATTCAAAACTGTAATGGTGCCGACACAGACTGCTGCAATGAAATGGCTGCGGGAAAACGGATTCCCAGGCGCGCATTGCGCTTATATAAGTAGTGATCATGGAACTACTTGGATACCGGGCGGGGTACATGGAGTTGCAGGATATCTGTTTGACACATATGAAGATTGCGCTGAATATATTATATCAGAATGCGCAAAACTTAAAGCCGGTAATATGAATAATATAAAAACGAATATTCAATGAAGATAGAAAATATGATTCAACATGGGGTTATTCAAAACTGGATTGAAACAAAATCCATCGATGGGATGTTAACGTATTTAAATCCAGACAATGTTGAATATCTTGTGGATGATGGTGACGAATATATTTTTGGCCTTATTGACGGTACAGAATTTCGTGCGTTAAAAAATTAAATATACCTTTTATGCGAACAAAATTTAATATAGGCGACAGAGTTACATTAAATATTACAGATAAAATTATAGAAGGCGCAGTTGAAATTATTGATGCTGATGGAATATTTACTGACAATTCCCAGCCATATTATGATGTGTATTGCGAAGAAGACGATACATTATATAAGCATTTTCCGGAAAGCTCATTGAAGAAATCCGCAATTTATAAAAATAGGAAATAATACAACGTTATGAGTTATAATGATTTTAAAAATGAAACCATAGATATTTTTGCTATCGCTACTGGTGTATATACCGTATACTTTAATAAATTCTATGAATCACTTGTGAATTTCTTTCCTGATAATAAAAAAAGATTGCATATAGCATCTGACGGGTTATCAGAATACAATAACTGTGCATTTCCTGAAAAAAATATTATAAGTGTTGAAGTAACACATATACTGGATATGCCGCATGCTATTGTAGCTGCGCATAAAACATATCTGCAAAAAGAATGTAATAGGCAGGAATGCAAATATATTTTCTATTTTGACATTGATACTGTTTTTATGAATGTACCGGATAACACCTGGGAATTCATATTTAAAAAAATTGATGACGGAAATATCGTGATGTCGAAACATCCTCATTATGACAGTACTGAAGAAGATCGTGCGTGGAATTTGATTGAGCAAAATAATGAATCTGCTGCATATATTCCTGATTATTATAATGAACATATTATTTCTTCATTCTGGTGCGGAAAGACTGAAGAAGTTCTTAAAATGTGCGACAGAATTAATGCGGGCCTTAAGCAAGACTTACTGCTGTTAAGGTATATACCAAGGTTTGTCGATGAGAATTATATCAATAATATTATATGGCATATAAAAACTGGTGATATTACAGATTTGAAATTCTATGAATCGGAACATTTGGTGACATTACCGAATAAGCATTTTACAGTAGATACCCCGCATATTTTTTTATTACAGAAATATGACATTTCAATAAAAGACAGTAAGAAGCAATGCTGAAAAAACCATATGATTATATAATAGTAGGAAGCGGTATATTCGGTTCTACCTTTGCATATCAAGCGAATAAGGGCGGTAAATGTTGTTTAGTTTTGGAGAAACGGGATAAGCCTGGCGGAAATATAAGGTGTGAAGATATTGACGGAATTACTGTCCATAAATATGGCCCGCATATATTCCATACTTCAGATGAAGGAGTATGGAATTTTGTTAACGCGTTTGTCCATTTTAATAATTATGTCAATTCACCATTGGCAAATTACAGGGGTGAATTATATAATTTACCGTTTAACATGAATACCTTTAGGCAATTATTCGGGGTAAAAACTCCGGAAGAGGCGATAGAAAGAATAAACAAAGAAAAATTTACCGGGGTGCCGTCAAATTTGGAAGAGCAGGCGCTGTCTATGGTAGGAGATACAATTTTCAATAAGCTTGTCAAGGGGTATACTGAAAAACAGTGGGGTAGAAATTGTAAAGATTTACCTGCGTCAATAATAAGGCGCTTGCCTTTACGGATGCAGTATAATAATAATTATTATAACGACAAATATCAAGGTATACCGATAGAAGGATATAATGTATTAATTGAAAAATTGTTAGAAGGAATTGACGTTAGAACGAACTGCGATTTTTTTGATAACAGGGAAGAATACGAAAATCTTGGTGAGAAAATAATATTCACCGGGCCTATTGATGAGTATTTTAACTATTGTTATGGTAAACTGGAATACAGATCTCTCAGGTTCGAAACTGAAATATTAGAAACGAGTAATCTGCAAGGCGTTGCAGTTATGAATTATACAGATAAGGAAACGCCATATACTCGAATAACTGAGCATAAACATTTCCTTTGCCGAACTACTGAAGAGATTAATAAGATTGAAAAAACAGTAATAACGAAGGAATACTCAGAAGAATACAACGGTAAAAATGAACCTATATATCCGGTACCTACAGAAAAAAATTTAAAATTATATAATTTATATAAAGAACTGGCAAAGGGCTCTCCGAATGTTATTTTTTGCGGCCGGCTGGGGGAATATAAGTATTTGGATATTGCGCCGGTAATAAGAAGGGCATTAGATTTATGGGATACTGAAGCATCTGTATAAATAATGGTAATTTATAATAACGTTAAAATATGAAAGTTGTAGCGATAAGTGATCTCCATGGGTATCTTCCTAAAGCTGAAAGTATGCCTGCCGGAGATGTATTATGTATATGTGGCGATATTGTTCCGCTGGATTATCAGCGGGATCTTATTATGAGCTGCGTATGGTTCGCTTTGGATTTTAATAAGTGGGCAAATTCATTGCCGTATAAAAAGGTTATTTTTATTGCGGGCAACCATGATTTCTTTTTGGAAGAACTCGGCCCTAAACACAAACATACAGCATCGGAAGTCATGAAAAAACTTCTGCCGGGCAGTCATAAAGGAGAGTCTAAGCTTGTATATCTTTTTGACAATTCAGTTGAAATAGAAGGAAAAAGGTTTTACGGTACCCCTTGGGTAGAGGAATTAAACAGATGGGCATTTTACAGGCCGGTAGAACATACAGATGAATATGGGAATGGGTTAAAAGAATTATATGCGAAAATACCGAATAAATGTGATGTCATATTGACACATATGCCGCCGAAATATATGGGGCTCGGTGAAGTTATACAAGGCGGAAATTTCAATACTGGTGCAGATTACGGCTCGCCGGCTTTGGCGGATGCCACTGTCGGCAAGCAAAAAGAATTCAAATATCTTCTTTGCGGACACGTTCATTCCGGATGTCATTTACCGGTGGATAGTAACGGCCGTAAGCTTGTGAATGTATCAATAAAAGATGAAAATTATAAAGTAAACTATGATCCTTTTGTTTTTGAAATTTGATACTCCATACAAATAAATAATAAAAGAACTGAGCTATTTGTATGAAAGTTGTATATTGCAAGCATTTGCCTGTTAAAGGATTTTTAGCAATGAATTTATTTGGTATATGTATTGTTCGTTCAGAGTATAAATGGATAATGGAACGGGGTGATTATTATTGCAAAAAAACAATTAATCACGAGAGTATACACACAGCACAAATGAAAGAGACGCTGTTCATCGGATTTTATATTTTATACTTTTTACTTTGGCTGGTTAATCTTGTTATATCACCAAAAACCGCATACAGAAATATAGCATTTGAACAAGAGGCGTACGCAAACGATACTAATTTGAATTATCTGGAATCACGAAAGCATTTTGCATGGGTAAAATATCTTTTTAAACGTGCGGTATAATTAAATAATATCTCATTTTATAGTTTCATAAAATATCTGTATTATTATAATGAAAAACTAAATCAGTAATGAATACAGATATTTCTTCATATCAGGCAAACATTATTAAACAACCGTTTTTACGGCTTGCGAGAAAGGAATCACAGATAGTTCCAGGAACGTTTGAGCTTAATACTGCAAGTTGGTGTAAGCTTGTTGATGGCTTGTCTAACGGTAATTTTATTCAGTATTCTGGCTGCTCTTACCAAAACGGCGATATACATGTAGATCCTAAAGTATCTTTCAAATGTATGTCATATTGTCTTGCGGAAAGAATGAATGAAGAAAGTGTTAAAAAATTATTCGGTAATGTTGTATTGATGACGCCGGAAGATTATGAACAGTATATCCTTACATGTGAATCCGTATTGGATGAAGATTGTGCAGATATAATCCGCTGGTTTATATTGTCAAAATATGATGTAAACCCAGAAGGAGAATATGTATTTACAAGAAAAGCGGATTCACTTTATAAAAATTATTAACTGATAATGATTAAGCTAAATAAACTTAATAAAGATAACGTAACGGATAAGCTTATACATAC